CGACTAGGAGGAAAATCGCATTCGCGAGGAACGTCTTTTTTCCAGTGACATATTGAACCGCGTCGGTGCCGGTGACCGCAAGAATACCCCAATTGACCCCTCCAATGACGAGAAGCAACATCGCAAATGCGAACAGTTGTTTCTTGTAATAATGATGGCTTTCCTTTGACATATCTTCTGTTTTAGGAATCCAAAAAAGTTCCGTATCAATCGACATAGAGTGTATAGATCGGCTCCGACGTGTCTATATGTTTCTTCTCACATCGGAAGGCATCAAATATAGGTCGTTCAATCTGACGCTTCGGAATCGCTTTATGGACTCGTGCCGCTAAAACCCGATACAGTTCAAAATCGGGATACCGTTCCTTTCCATCGGGACCGCGAAGTATGTTTTTTCCGTCGTCATCTTGTAACCATTCCCACAGCATATTGTATATCGGAGATACGGTGTGCGGATATAGTTTCGCTCCCTCTCGCGAGAGAATCACAGTGGGATTTTTCGTCGGCGGACGTTCGGGGTAGAGAGATTCAATCAAGGACACCGATAAACGTGCTAAATCAAAGGAGGTGTTCGGCTCGACCTTTTTTCCCTCGGACGGATTGTAAAAGGGTTCGCAATTGTATTGGGTGCTGGCATCGTTTCCAGGAAAGAAGGCGTCGGAAATGACAAATCCGCAGGGATCGGGCAGATGGTAGGTCGCACGACCAAAGTCGATAATTTTCATAATTCGTCCGTAGGTCGGCACCTTCATGTAGGAAACGACGCCATTCTTGACCAGAGTATAGTACAAAAAGGTGGTGCCGGTGCCTTTCCACATAATGTTGTTCGCGTGTAAATCGTTATGAACAAATCCAAACAGATGCTGTGCCGCCGACAGACCGGCGATAACCTGAAACAACCATGCCGTCCACCGTGCCTCTTTTGACTCCGACAATGTGTCGTCTTCTTCCTCGATAAGGTCGTCCATCGTGCCGTCCGCACGTTCTAAGAGCGTCACCTGGACAGGAAAATTCGTAAATTCGACAAATTGTTCCAAAGTCTCATCGCTACACGACGATTCGCTACTGCTCGTGTCGTCGTGTTCCTTCGTATCCGCTAAGCGTTTCAGTCGGAGTTTCGGTGTGGAGAGGCGTAACGGAACCGTGTCGGATGTATCCGCATCCGGTTCCGTTTCGGCAAGCGTGTCCTCCTCGGAATCGGACTCGAGACTCGTGACTTCCATAAAATCGTCGCCAGAGAGTGCTTGTCCTGGTTCATTCGTGAATGTCGCATCGGTTCCATGGGTCCCATCGGATTCGCTCTTCGCAAACGTAAAGAGTCCAATACGCTGGTTCCGTTTCCACCACGGCTGCTGTTTCAGACTATTGTACTCTTCCGTGATATTGTACATGTATTTCTCCGCCCGTGCGGAAAATGTTCCAAAGCATCGGCACCAGTGTGGAGACACGTTCTGCTCTGCGAGACGGGAGGCATGTAACGCAAAGAATGCGTCTACGTAGGCTTCGTTCAGAGACTCGTTTATTTTACCGAGAGCACGATTCCACACATCGCTCGGAGCAGGCAGTCCTCCATTCGGAGGTATGAGGTATTGACCACCCATATACTGTATCGGATCCAATATATGGATTCGTTTTACAAACAACGGATAGGTCTTTGCATTGGTACAATGAAGCACAGCGTCAAATCCGGACTCGCCGGTTCGTTCCACCGATTGGATATCCTCATTCGGTATTCCGAGCCAGCAAAGAGCGTGCTGGCTCAGCGAACTCGCAAGTTCCGGATACGCCCGCTCCAGAATGGAGAAGAAGGACTGGGGATGTTGGAATTCTGGAAATACGGAGGTTATCTTGTCGGGCAGAGGACCGAATTGGGACGGCAATAGGATGGATGTAGGAAGTTCGGCGGACGCGGGTTTCGCGATATACGGATTGTGGACGGGAACATTGCCTTTTTTTCCTCCATGCTGCCCTTTTCGTCCACGCGGCATGTTCTATTCACAGAACCGGGTTGAATTCAAAGACGCTTCCGCATGCGGACGCGTCACGGCGGCTGGGAACTTTTTCCGTCCTAGATAAGAATGAACGCACCTCCCGCTCTCTCGTCTATTTTACCGACGTTGGCAGAACCTGCGGCGAATCGCCCTACAGTCAATCTCCGGCTTTCCAAGTTCAATATGAACATGATTCCTGACGACTCGGTTGTTTTATTTATTGGTCGGCGTGGTACCGGCAAGTCGTGGCTCATTAAAGACTTGATGTGGTACAAACAAAAATTTCCTATTGGAACGGTGATTTCGGGAACCGAAGGTGCGAATGCATTCTACTCGACAATCGTGCCGAGCCTCTTTATTCATCAAGAGTTCAATTCCAACATTATCGCGAATGTTCTCAAACGCCAAGATACGATAACGAAAGTCATTCGGAAGGAGACGGAGACGAAAGGAGCGTCCGCTCACGACCGCCGGTCGTTCATTGTGATGGACGATTGTATGTACGACAATCGCTGGATTACCGATAAGCATATACGTTCGCTGTTTATGAACGGTCGGCATTATGGACTACTGTACATTCTTGCACTCCAATACGTCATGGGCATTCCGCCCGTGCTACGTGGACAGGTGGACTACGTATTCATTTTACGCGAAAATCAGGTATCAGCTCGTCGCCGTATTTACGAACAGTTTGCGGGTATCTTTCCAACCTTTGAATTGTTTTGTCAGATTATGGACCAATGTACCGAAAATTACGAGTGTCTCGTAATTCATAACGGTGCAAAAACGAATAAAATCGAAGATTGTGTCTTCTGGTACAAGGCACAATCTCATCCCGATTTCAAAATCGGTTCACGGGATCACTGGACTCGTTCCGCGGAGTACGAGAAAATGAAGGAGGCGGCGGAGGCGGCGGGAGAGACGGCTCCGCCGTTGACGACAGGAAGTGTTGTTACCAAAGGACCGATTGTACAAGTGCGGAAGTATTAGGTTCCGCACGGTTTCGGAACCGGACATTTCGTGAGAGGTTTGCTGAATACCGGTGGTGGACATATCCACGGATCGAACGGTATCATTATCTTTGCCGGTGGTTGGGTGCTCAGATTGGAATACCATATTTGAATCATATTCACGTTTTGTAATTGTATATTGTAACATTTATATGCGTATCGGGACACTGGCTCATTGGGAAACTGAGCCGCACCAAACGAATTTGTACCGGCTTGTTTGTAGAAAATGATTCCTGTTGCGTAGGGTGTGGTATTATCGTGTTGATTGATAAATTCGTTCTGATTCGCATTGACCAACATTGTTTGCGTTGTTCGGTTTTTTGTCGTGTCCGTCGTGTATAACATCGCGGTGAAGGACTGAATGTAGGGTAGCCAACCCGGTGCAAATCCGACACTGATTTGTGATGGATACGCCCAGCTGAAATAAATGGCGTCACATTCGCTCGTGGGCGGACACCACTGAATTGCCGGTGGCGTATTGATCAAGTATGTGCTAATCCAGCGTTCAATCTTCGTACAGCAATCGGTCGCCGGACCCGTACCTCCGCTACATCCAATGACATACGGACGTCCAGGATTGCCTCGGGGACCTCGGGGTCCCACTTCACCGGTCACACCAGGAGGTCCAGGGGGTCCTTGTTCACCAAATTTCGTATATTCGTCGATAACGTAGGCGACCGACATGTCATCGTACTTCAATATCTTGATATTTGTCACTGCGAGACCACCGTCGGGAATCAACAACTGAGAATTCAACGCCGATAGAACAACGTCATTCGACATTTTACTTACTCGTTGGATTTTCCCGACGGAACGTGTACGCATACATTGAAACCTAGGAACGGGGAACGTTCGCAGGTTTCAATACTACAAAGGGGCTTTAGACCCGTGCGGCGGTCTAAGCAATCGTATTTGCCTCCGCACGCTCCCGTTTGCGGGCGATTGCGAGGTCTTCTCCCGCAAACATATCCGTCGGCGTCGACGACGAACCGCCGACAGGAGCGCCCCGCGTTTTCGCATTTCCGAGACGGTTGAGTTTCTGCTCCGCGTAGAGTTCATCACGCTTCTGCTCGTTTTCGTTGTATTTCTTCATGAGTGTATTGAGTTGGTCGTCGGCGTATTCCTGGTCCGCGACCTCATGCGGTTCCGGATCCCAAGGCAACCAAAAGCCGACCTGTCCGACGTACACATTGAACGACGCATCCAGCTTCTGGAGCGTCTTTGCCCGTGCGACCGCCTCATTGTACGTATCGTAGGTACCCCGTACTTTGACACCCTGTACGGTCGTACGGAACTCGTTCGCGGAAAAGAACTGGTCTTCCAGACGCTTCTGGTGTTTGAATAGAAACGTCTTATAGGCTTCTTCCAACGCCGCGTCCTTGAACTCGGACATATTCGTCTTCACGTAGGACTCCAAATCCGCCGCAACGTCCGCAGTGAGCGTTTTCCGCATGTTCTTCACAGTCTCGAGCGAGCCACTGAGTTCCTCCGGAGACACGGATTCTTTTTTGAGTACGAGATTTTCCAGTGCGTCCTGGACTTTGGATGCGGCGTCCTGGAGTTTCTGAGCCTGCGACATCAGAAATCCCTCCGTCGCACGAATCTTATACTGAATTTCGTAGTCTTTCATAAACTCACTGAAAAAATATACGGCTTTGTCTTTGAGGACTTTCTGCGGAGAGATGAAACTGAGGCAAACATAATGTTGTCCCGGAATCTCCTTATCCGCTTCCAGATAGACTTCCGTTTTTTCCTTCGCAGCTGTATCCGTCATGGGGTATTCTAATTCACATTCATCCTTCTATCTTTAGACTTAGACGGCAGACCGCAGACCGCGAATTTTTTTCACGCCCCGGAGTATAAGATACAATGGACGGTTTTTCTGCGACGGAAATCCTGACTCGTGCCGTAAAGTATTTTCTGGAGGGTCTGGCGGTAGCGGTGGCGATGGTCATCATTCCCCAGAAAGTCCCGAAGCTGGATGAGATCCTGGTTGTGGCGGTGATTGCGGCGGTCGTCTTTGCAATTCTGGACCTGCTGAGCCCGAGCGTCGGTCTCACGGCACGCCAGGGTGCGGGCTTCGGTCTCGGTGCCCACCTGGTGAAGTTCCCTGGTTCTCTATAAACATGTCCACGAAGCGTAATTTTTGTATATATTCTCGACGAGAACATATATAAAAAATAAGAGAGCGGTGCGTCGCCCTTCGTATAAAACAGCCGTCGGAATACATGTCACTCTTTAGAAAAGACATGCGACTCCTTGTCACGGGTGGATGTGGGTTTATTGGCTCTGCGTTCTGCCGTCGTATTCAGAAGCAACATCCGTACCTTACACTGGTCAACATAGATAAATTGTATCCGTGCTCGACCGTTGCCCCGGATGTAACGACGAATGCGGGAAATTACACCTTTGTTCACGGTGATATTGGAAACCGACAACTTTTGGACGACATACTTGTACAATTTGGTATTGATACCATTGTACACTTCGCCGCCCAGTCCCACGTCGACACCTCCTTTACGAATCCGATGCTGTACACAAAGGATAACATAGTCGGCACACATACACTGTTAGAAGCAGTGCGAAACTACGGAAAGATTCGGCGGTTCATTCATATCAGTACGGACGAAGTATACGGCGAAAATCCCAAGAAAGAATCTACGGCATTTACGGAGACGTCGCTTCTGAAACCTACGAATCCCTATGCGGCGTCCAAAGCGTCGGCGGAAATGCTAGTCCATAGTTATGTCCATTCGTACAATATACCGGCAATTGTGATTCGCTCCAACAATGTGTACGGTCCAGGTCAATATCCTGAAAAGGTGATTCCGAGATTTATGTTCCAACTTCTCAATAACGAAAAATTAACGATTCAGGGATCTGGACACCAATTGAGGTCCTTTCTATTTGTAGAAGATGCCGTGGACGCAGTGCTGTGCGTCGCATTCCAAGGTGCGATTGGCGAAATTTACAACATCAGTTCGAATGACGAAATATCGATCCGAGATCTGGCGTCCCGTCTTCTCGCTGCGGTAAAGCCTGGCGAGGCACTGGACGATTGGATTACCTTCGTTGCCGACCGTAATTTCAACGATAAACGCTACTGGATTGAGTCCGAGCCACTCAAAGCACTGGGATGGAAACAGATGGTTTCGTTAGAGCAGGGTCTCAAAACTACAGTGGACTGGTTCCGAGCCGTTGATAAGTCATCATACTGGGTACAAGATAAGCCTGCTCGTGTCGCACTCGTGTGGGGCGGACGTGGATGGATTGGTGGACAGTTTACCACAATACTCGCGAATCGTGGTTGGAGGGTGGTGAATGCGACCAGCCGTGCGGACAATCGCGAGGCGGTGGCTGCCGAAGTCGCGTCGGTACAGCCGACCCATATCGTCAGTTTGATTGGACGCACACACGGTCCTGGATTCACGACGATCGATTATTTGGAGCAGAAAGGCAAACTTGTGGACAATATGGCGGACAATTTGTACGGTCCGGTTGTACTGGCGGGCGTTGCAAAAGCCAACGGACTCCATATGATGTATATGGGAACCGGTTGTATCTTTGAATACGACGAGACGCATGTCTGTACGGCGGATGCCTCCGGAAAGGGATTCACCGAAGGAGACAAACCAAACTTTGTGGGATCGGGCTACAGCACCGTCAAAGGATTTACCGACCAGATAATGGGCAATGAATTTGCGGATACTGTACTCAATGTACGCATTCGTATGCCGATTTCCTCCGTAGACGGACCTCGTAATTTTATTTCCAAAATTATTGCCTACAAGAAAATTTGTAGCATACCGAATTCCATGACGGTTCTAGACGATATATTGCCAATGTTGGCAGAATGTATGGAAAAACAGGTGAAGGGCACAATCAATGCAACGAATCCTGGCGTCATTGACCACCATACAATACTCGAGTGGTATAAGGCGTTACAAAATCCCGAACATACGTGGGAAGAGATTTCGAACGATGTACTCGTCAGTCAATGGGTGAAGGGTGCGAGGAGCAATAACTATCTGGACACGACGCGTATTCAGAGCCTATTTCCGGATATACCGCCTATCGGAGTGTCTGTACGAAAAATATTGGAGGCGAATCGCTTTCAGGGACGACGTTCGAACTCATAGCATCTCGATATCCTCTTCCTCGTCGCTCCCGTCGTCGGCGTGTTCCTCCTTCGTCTCCATACAGACAACTCCGCGTTTTTTCCATTCGCGTGTAATCGCTCCCTTCGTCTTTGTATCGAGTGATACTCGTCCTTCATCACCCGTATAGATTGTGTCCGTCAATGTTTCCAACATATCGTCGCGTGTGAGACCCAGTGCACAGAGCGAATTGACAATCTCGACGCCACTCGCACCGGCACGGAAGAGCCGTACGCGTAGCGTATCACACGTGTCATACATTTCGGAACCATGACCAATACGCCGCCTCATATCGCTGAACCACCGTCGGTGCTTCAGCCGTTTGCTTTGTTTTCCTAGCCACGACGGAAAGAGTTGGAACGGTGCGGAGCCCTGACAGATTGTCGCCGCCCGTACGACCGCAGAGACCGCATACGGCAATGTCGTCCATTGATTGGTTGTATGGATACGTCGATCCAGAATATCCCAGTCGCCGAGGGCTTCCGCGGCTCGGGCACACCGCTCCAGTTTGGTCGCCTCGGAACACCGGTCCCGGGACCGGTCGGCGGTCGCGGCGTAACCTTCTGCGACCATCAAGGGAACAAGTCCGTAGTCGACAAACACGAGAGCATCCCGATCGCTTAGTGAACGGTCGCCACCCAGCAGTTTTCCCGCGGCGGAAAACGCATCCACACGTAAGAGTTCATCTTTTCGCCCCGCGTGTGCGGAAAACTGCAAAGTGTTCAACAACGACCGAATGTCGTTGCCGTTCTGCTCGCAGAGCGTTTCCAGAGCGGAAGCGGTTGTCGTCAACCCTTCCTTTGTCACGACCTCCGCCATCAGCGTTCGTGCGATAACGGATTTCGTTGGACGGGCGAAGCGAATATCGACGCACGCCGAGACGAGCGGTCGCATCCGCGGCGAACTGCGTTCATTTGCAATACAAATGATGGGAAAGACACACTGTTTTATGATACGAGCGAGTTCGCCGACTCCACCCCGGTCGCCGCGACTCATTCCGTCACATTCATCCATGACGACGACCCGCCGACGACCGACCACGTGGGAACGGGAGGCTTCGTCAAACCAGCGGCGAATGGCGGTCGCCGAACGCTCGTCGCTCGCATTGAATTCCACGACATCGTATCCGCAGGCACGTATAACCAGATGAACCGTGGTCGTTTTTCCAATCCCTGGTGGACCGGACACGAAGGCTCCGCGGCTGTTCTCGCCTTCGGCTGTCCAGTTTGTTAACCATCTCGTCAACTCCTGGATTTGTGCCGTATGTCCAATCACTCCGCGTAGAGTCTTGGGCGTATATTTTGTGGTCCAGAGAGCCGATTCGACCGATCCCAGCACATCCTCTACCGACACGCACGGAATACCAGCAGAGCGGGCGGCGGCATACTTCCACCGTGCGTGGTATTCCGACCCAAGAATGAGATACCGAATGTCGGAAGCCCAAGTCACAATGCGTGACCCACGGGATGTCAGAAATGAGCGTAAGTGTGGAAGTTGTTCCATGTGCCCACATATTGCGACCTTCGCATTTGTAAACATCATTGAATGTATACTGTACACGACATCATACATTCAATTTTTTGACGTAACGCACTACGCGGGCGGAGGCACCCGTCCCCACGGTGTGCGGTCATCCGCTTCCGGCCAACCACGAGCGGTCATATCTCCAGGGTAGCCCTTTGCACGCAACTGGGCTTCCTGATTGTCAAAGAGCGGCATTTGTTCACGACCTTTGTAATACATCGAACGACCCGTGCTCTCGGGAGAATCGGGTTCTGGAGTCATCGTCGCCGGTGCACCGGAAATCCACCGGTAGGGTGCCGCGGTCTCGTTAATTTGGAGGGTGACCTGAGCATTCCGTTTGTCGGGCGTCGAGGTACGAAATTCCACGAGAGGCGGAACGTAGATGGAACCGAGACCCGAAAAATAGCCCGCGGGAATGCCCTTGAGTTGAATCGAGAAGGAACCGTCGGGCGAGTTGACCATACCGCGATTTGGTGTGCCGGTATACGCAATCTCCTTATTGGGATACGGCTGTCCTGAGCCCGAGAATCCGATGCCCCGCGTAACGGGAGCCGCCGCTATCCAGAAGATACGCTGCGGTGTGTGTCCCAATACAGTAATACGACCTTGGATAGTGACGGTGCCGTCGACCGGATTCCGGCGTACAACACCTTCTACACCTTCGCCTTTGGATGAATGTTCCATTTCTACAGAGAGTGACTATATTTGATAATTAGGCACGCGGACCCGAATACGGATGCGACTTTGCCGAACCACCGAATGTCGCCACGTTGCCACGGAAATGCCACGCAACCTCGGGGTCGTCCATCGCACATTGCGACGCAGCGTGTGGCGGAACCCGAGGAAATGTGTCGGGAATCTCGGGTATGGAGGCATCGGAAAGAGCCTGCGGATTGCCCGCCGAACCGGCTTCTTTCGGCACATAGATACGTCCGACACCGATGCCTTGGAAGTTTCCAGGTATCGTCGTACATCCTTTCCAAGTACAGACACGTTTGTAGAGTTCGGGCACCATCGTATCTTCGCATTTCGTCGGAGTGAGTTTTTGGTTATTCATATCGCGTACGGAGCGTCGGAGGTCCTCGGCACCGTTCGTCATGCGACTCCGGGCACCATTTTCTCCGTACATTTGAACGGCTTGTAAGGGATATTGTAAGCAACGTGGACGGTAGTCGGTCACGATGCGTCCATCCGCCATCCGAGCGGGAGCACCGGACGAGGCATAGTGAGGGTCGACCGTTGAAAAGCACGCATCGCCGGAGGGATTTGCGTGTACCGGAGCAAACGTTAGCGAGCTCATATCTCTTTGGATTGGACATATAAAATTGTACGATGCTCAAACGTTCAAGACTATTTCAGTTCCAAAACACCCTCCTTGGATTCGAAGACTGGCTTGGGTACATCTGCCTTGAGTGCGTCAATGAGTTGCTGTTTCCGCAAGGTGGAGGCACCCGAAATACTGCGTTGCTCCGCCATCCGACGGAGTTCTTTAAGCGTCATCGATTCCAAAAGACCCGAATTTTCTTTGGCGACGACAACGGGCATGCCACTTCCAACACCACCTGGTTGTAAATCATCGGAGAGAGCTTGCTCCACGGGGGCAGTCACGACTGGATGGGTCTCCGCCTCCGGCATCCGAGCGGGAGTGTCGTCAAAGACTGCGGACGGCGGTTCCAGTTCCGTATGAAGTTCCTCGTGCAGTAAGTCCTCATCCTCGCCCAATACGGACGAGGGAGCAGGAGGATACTCGGCAGGTTTCAGTGGCTCGCCTCCGGGCGAATCAGCCACCGATTGTGGAAGCATCGACTTCATTTCGTACACAATATTCTCCAGCAGATTGATTTTGCGAAGCATAAATTGGTTTTGCGTCCAGAACCAGTATACGACACCGAGGATTAGAACCGTCATACACAGTGCGATGTAGAACGTGTCGGACAGATTCATCGGGTCTTCTGATTCAGGATAGAATGTTAAATTGGATACGAAAACGCACGTGTCGAGCACGTCCGGACGTCCGGGTTCTCTTAACAAAGCCCCTTTTCTCGTAATATTTCCATGACGCTGCTGACCTCCGAAATCCCCGTGATCGCCTTGTACGAATAGGTCAGCGTCGTATCCTCGTGAACTGTCGCCTCCATTTGTAAGCATTGTACCGTTTCCGTATACTGCTCCGCTAAGGCTTTGAAATGGGTAGAAATAAGACTGACGGTATTCGGTGTCGCGTAGAGTTTATCTAAAAAGATACGGCTCGCCAGAAGTCCGTCGTGAGCATTCGTCGAGTGGAATATTTCGTCCATCATCACAAAGGCGGAACCCGCGGTGGATGGTGCGAGCACCGATTTCGCAAACTCAATCTCGGATTCAAATGTGGACGCGACGCCCAGAGTGCCCTCATGCTCCAATGCCGACGTAATGGATGAAAAAGGAGACCAGGACATGGCACGTGCCCACGCAAATCCCCAACTCTGGGCGGTAATCACCGCAAGTCCCACCGCCTTACAATAGGTGGATTTCCCTCCGCGGTTCGGACCGGTGAGCAACGTATGCGAATGCGACGAGTAATTGTTGGAAATACAGGGTTTGAGAGAAGGATGATACACATCTGTAAGGCGTATACCCAGCGTGGTCTGGATTTTGGGAATACAGATAGATTGTAAGGAGGAAATTGCGACGAGTACATCTATCTCGGCAATCCACGCCTGTATCGCCTGTATCGTAGTCGAATCGTTCCATACACTTCCGAATGCGGTCACATTGTCCAGAGATTCGAATGCGATCGCCGCCTCCACGACCTTTTCTCCCCGTTCTAAACAGTCCCGAATTGCCTTTTTCTTTTTGAGAGGCAACGTCTGGAGATGTCCGACGATGGATTTTGCGGTCGCGTAGAGCGTCTTCATTTCCGAACCACGGGCATCGATATCGTACCATATTGCTCGCTGATGGAGAGAGGACTGTATCTGATTCCAAAGACTCATAATAAACATCACGAGAGTGAATCCAATGAATAATGATTCCAGAATGCGTCCCATACGGTCTTCCATACTTCGAGCTCGGAGAACCGTCGGTATTGTGACTTGTTTGAGAAGAACTTCCTTGACACGTTCCAAATAGTCCGGTATGTCGTAGGATTGGTTTGGACTGAATATTCGGAGTAAAAAATATGGAAGTACGACGGCAAGAATCGGTGCCAGAATCGCGAATGCGGGCAAGAGGATAGTTTTCCAAAGGAAGTACATATTGAGAATCCACGGACTCGTGTTCAGAAACCGTGCGACGCTGTTCCGGCTCCATAGAATTTGCTGTACCGATTCTTCAATACGGGAGTCGGTATTTTGGACACTATCATCGATTCGCGTCGTGATGGCGGTCAATTGGGATAGGTCGTTCTGAATCGCGTGGACAGTACCCAATTCGGAGCGAAGAGCAAGCAACGGAAGTTGTTTTTTCTTGATAGACGCGACATCACAGGAATGAAATCCTTGTAGGAAATGGGACGTTCCCCAGGATGTTTTACACGGTATTTCCTTCGCGATAGATTCCAATTGAAAATCGGAGAATACTCGCGGTCCGAGCATTTAGTTGGAACTTCGCAAAAAATTGACGGTGCCGAACGCTATTCCATTGGGGTATCGGGTACTTATTTCTTCTTTTCTGCGTACAAGTCTTTTCTTTCAAATGTCGGTTCGTTCTAGCATGGCTTCCTCCCGTCTGGCTTCCTTTCCTGAGGACATGCGAGCGGTTCTTGCTCTGCGGAGCAGTGCCGTCGTCTGTCCTCCGGAGGTTGCGGCGACGATGATGGCTCTTCCGTATTTCCGGTCCAGCGGAGCCAAGCCGGCGAAGCGGTTCGGTAACCTTACGCTTTCGGAGGAGAGCCGTCCCTCGGGATGGCGAAGTGGAGGCGGTGGACGCGACGACGGATTCCAAGTGTATACGAATCGCCGGCGTACGGGATACGAGGAGGGCGGTGGACGGTACGGTCGGCACGGTGGAGGCGGCGGCAGCGGAGGCAGCGGAGGCAGCGGAGGCGGCAGCGGCTATGCCCGTCACGACGGAGGCGGACGTGGATACACGCGTCACGACGGTGGAGCGGGACGTGGCTACACTCGTGAGGAGACGGCAACTGCGGCAGTCGCAGCACCGGCAGCAGTGGCAGCACCAGCAGCCACGGCAGCACCGGCAGCAGCACCACC